CATCAATGTTTGTAATCCATCATAATTGATTACAAAAATGTCTGCATCAGAATCAAGTAAAAGTTCTCTTTCATTTTTAGATCCGTATAAAAGAGCTGCTTTTAGGTTAGTATGATTTTCTATTTCTTCTTGCCATCCCTGTATGTTAATTACATTGGGAACAATTACAAGAGAACGTTCTACTTCTTTTAATCTTTTATAATACGAAATTAACCATAGTGTAATAAAAGTTTTTCCGGCCCCCATATCTAGGAAATACAAAAAATTAGAATTACAAGCACCTATATAAATAGAAGCTTGTTGATGAATGAAGGGCTGATTTTTTAATTGAATTGATATGGGAAGGGATTTAATTGCTTCGTCTAATTCAGGTTTATTGCATTTCTTAATCCATAGATAATTATCTAGTTCCCTTTCAAGAAACTGTTTTACGGCTTCTTTTGAAATCATGATAATTTAACACGCTCTTTTACTTTTCCAAGTCTACGAGGTTTAGGTTCTTCTTTTTCTTCTGTCTCTGCAGGTGATCCTGCCATTACATCTAATTCGTCCCAATATCTGTTTTGCATATGTATTGCATTCATACAAAACTGCCCTATTCTATAACATTGAGAAATAAGTACAGTTTGTTCTCTTTCTTCATCTCTAGCTTTAGCAATAAATAATCTAGCCAATCCTAAACGTAATTCTTGGGATGTTTGGCAGTAGGCAATAATGTTATCTGCTGTTGCTGCTTTTGAATAATCTTCTGCTAAATGTTTGAGAGTAATTATCTTGGCATCTTCACCTAATCTATTAGCTTGTGAAGCAGTTACCATTGCTATGTTTCTCTCTACAGCAATTCTTCTTAGTTCTTTATATAATTTTCCAGTTTCAGTTCTTAAATGTGAACTATCTAAATTCATTAGATCTGCATAATCTACTAAAAGCACATCAGGATGGTAATGATAGAATCTATCCATACTATCTAAATACGCTTCTAATCCACTTATGGTTAATGCACCTGTAGGAAATCTTTTAATCCATAATTTAAGTCTACCATGTACACGATCTAATTTTTGTATTAGATCATGGTACACTTTCATAGAATTTGCTTCAGTTGTTTGTTGTATTGTAGGTCTCACAATATCTGAAAGGGACATCGTAGTAAAACGTCCCATTTCATCTGTATTAAATTTTACATAAGAAGCTTCTGCTTTTCGTTTTCCATAGGAGAAGAAAGTTTGCACGTATCTTTGTGCCATTTTTTCTTCTGACATTTCTAATGATAGATGTAAAACTTTTAATCTTTGGATAGCACAAAATTTTCCTAAGTGAACCATGAACCAAGTTTTTCCTCTGTTCGCTGGAGCTAATATAACCATTAACTCTCCAGGAGCAGGACCAAATTTCATATCATCTAAAGGTTTAACTCCTGTCATGTAAGATGGAGTTAGTTCGTCAAAGAATCTTAAGGAATTTTGACTATCAGTAAATTGAATACCAGGATGAAATATATCTAGTGTACTTTTTAATGCATTATTGAGTACTGTTTCTGCATTATCTAAGTTACCTTCACGAACATAAGTTGTTGCATCTACAATTGCTGATTTTAATCTTTGTTGTCTAACAAACCCAGTTAGTTTGCTTAAAACGTAATCACGATTAATATCGCTTTGGAATTCGTGAAGGTTTATTAGTGTACGTTGATATAATTCAGCTTTACGAGGATTAACCTTATCATTAAGTAAATCTTCAAAAAGATCAGGTAAGTGATCCTTTGGAGAAGTTTTAAATTCTCTGTAGTACTCAAAAGCTCTTTTAGCTATTTCTTTATAGATATCGGATTCAAATAATCCAACATCCACAGAGTTGACGATTATTGGTGCTGCTGTATCGTCAAAGCAGAGAAGTGTAAGTATGTTTTCTGCAAGTGACCCTGAAAGTTGGTCAGTATTCATGTGTAAAATTCTATAGCTTCTCTCATTCTATTAGTCATAGTTATACCATAATCATTTAATATAACTGCGATCTTTCTGTAATTTCCTTTAAATGGAGTAGGTTTAGGTACACGAATATGCTCCTTATATAAAGGAAACGGAAGTTCAATTAATGTTCTTTTTTTATCCAATTCCTCTTTATGTTCTTCTAAAAACTGATCGTAGAATAAATCATTATTTAAAAACTTAGTGGCTGTTTTAGGTCCAATTCCTTTAATGCCTGGTACGCCGTTATGTGTACCTACCATAGCAGTGTAATCTATCCATTGCTCAGGAGTTATTCCTTTGAATTCTTCTTTAAATTCTTCAATTGTGTATAAGTTGGACTCTTTATTTGCGTATTTCGTTTTTTTGTAGATAACCACTTTCTCGTTGGTAAGAAACTGATTAAGATCAGTGTCATTAGAAAGAACAATAAATCTATCATAATGTTTGTCTAATTTTTGAATCGCATATGCGATTAAATCATCTGCTTCTAGCCCTTCAACTTCCCAAACATCTATATTTAGATTAAATAATAAATCTTTTGTGTATCCTACATTTTGTTTAAATGCATCAAAGAATACAAATCCATTTTCATCAGGCTGTTCGCTATACTTTTTTCTATTTCCTTTAAATCCTGGAAATAGTTTTTCTCTTAAATAAGGTTTTTTATCGTTGCAGACTAAAAAAGCTGAAGGTTTATGTAAATGGATTACTCCTACTAGTTGTGTCCATACACCGTATACTCCTCCAGTCCATTTTCCCTCATAACTTAGTTCTTTGTTGACGCTGAGGGATCTGATTACTGTGTTGTTGAAGTCCACTAGCAGGAGTGTGTTCATTTATTATCTCTAAGCCTGCGGTTAGAATACGTTCGTCCAATTTTTCTTGTTGGCTATAACGATTTAGAATTTCTAAGGGAGANTCTTGACGTAGAGCACTAATACTAGAATTAGCTTTCTTAGAAGTTTCTTCTGTAAGCTTTTCTAATTTTATATCCCTAAGTATTGCACCTATATCAGTTAAATATTCTTGGATTTCTTTCTTATATTTAGGCCAATCAGGTAACTCTGCATTACTAAGTTGTAGAGTTATTTTTACTTGATCTTCTTTGTTTATTGGATAATTTTCTAAATCCAAAGGATCGTTTATTTTTAGATGCCACTTACGAATCGTATTCATATGTATAGAGGTCAATTTATTTTCGTTTAATAAAAGACCTCTAGGTTTATAAGTATCCCCAAATGCTATAGGATAAGGAGTACCGACGTATGTTAAAGGTTGTGCACCTACAATAGGTATATCTTGTGGCACATGTATATCACCTGATATAATTTTGGCAGGTGTATTTTTAAATATGGTTGTTGACAATCCCGATTTCATTTCGTGATAGTTAGATACTTGACTTCCTATCACACTTTGATGCATGAAGATGTTAGTTAATTTCTTATCTTTTAAATCAATATCTTTCCATTCTTCTTCAGGATTTTTACTATGAGGTAACCATAATATAGATCCGACTTTAGTAGGTTCAGTAATAAAAGTTACGTTAGGAATATGTTGAATAAATTTTATAAAGGGATGTTCAGGTTTTAAATAATCGTGGTTACCTTTTAAAATAATCACAGGAACTATTCTTGCAGTTTTAGCAATTTCATTAACTAATCTATTTATTAGTTCCGCAGGATGCCGATCTTTTTTATCTAAAAGATCACCAAGAATATAAAGTTCTTCTATAAAACCTGTTGTGTTAGTGTTTCTAATCCAATCCCAAACTTTCCAACGATACTCATCATATCTATTTTCAGTAAGATGAAGATCAGAAATTATCGCAACTTTCATGTGTCCCACACTTCTTTATAGATTTGTTTAAATTCTTGTAGAGTTAAATAATCGTCAATAGATTTTTTAGTTTCTCTTTGTTTTTGGGTTACGATAGTTTTATCAAAGTAATTCGGAAATTTAGAATCATCCTTAATATAAGGAAAAAAGTCCTTCATCCACCTTTTATTTGCAACCATTTTTATTCTCCAAAATGCACATCCTTGTGCATTAAACAATTAATCTTCTTCAATTTCGGTAACAATTTCTTCTTTTCCGTATAAGCGATAGATAGGGCTTCTACGTGAATAGAAAATTTGAGAAATAGCAGAATCGAAAGATACTTTAGCTCTATCAGACGGTGATTTATGTGTTGCCATATAAGTCAAATCATTATACACTTCCCATAATGATTTGGGATATTCTTCAGCTAGAAGTTTATTTACAAGAGTTTTAGGTAGTCGATCTTCTAAAACATCCATTGTAAAATCATAATCTACACTAATTGATCTCCACTTTTTCCATGCTGTTACAACTGCTTGGGCATTATCAATCATTTGAGTTATCATATGAGATAACCCTGCAGGAGACCATTCATTGGCCATATCACGGCCTTTTATGCAAGCTATTTCGTCTCCTATAACTGCTCCGTTAGCACAGATTTGACGCATAGCTCCTATACGCATTTTAAATGGCAATCCATTGTCGTAACTGTTATACAGATACAACATTAATTCATTTACATCACCATCTAAATCAAGAACTTCTTTTTCAGGTAACTTAAACTCTGCTCTAATTTGAGCACCTTGCTTTAAGCTTCTAATCTTAACTGTAGGATCTTGATGATAAATACCATTTACAGCTTCACCTATCATTTCTACAGCTTGACGGTGCTCAAAAATTTTCTTTCTGGGAGAAATCACGCTAAATAACTTTTCGTGATCCGCTGTAAGAACTACATTCTTATCTTTAAATTCTTTTATTTGATTAAACTGTGGAAAAGCTTGAATTAGAGGAAGAACTTCAATCGGTTGATCCCAAATCGGATCATTTACATCAATGTGCATTTTAATCTCCTAGTACAGTGTTACATGCCTACTGCACTAATTTATACCTGTTAGTTTTAGATTGTATTCCTAATGTTTCAGGGGATATAGTAGAAATAAATTCTTCAAAAGAAAAGATATATAAATCTATACTTGGAACATGTAGTTTAGGATACCATAGAGATCCTTCAAAAATTTCTATTCCCTGTTTATTTAGGCCGAGTATTATTGGTTTATTATTTTGTCGCGCTATTAGCATAGGCAACTTACTATGCTCTTGTGATTCTTTATATGCTTTAGTCCAAAATTCTTTAATGCCAGATTTAGTACCGTATACAAGACCGTCTATGTTAAGATTCTGATAGTGCTTACATTCCAAAAAGAATACTTTTGTTAGAAAAAATCCTTTTTCTCCTGTAGCTATGATGTCTCCAGCTTGATCCGAATACATTTCACCTAATTTAAAGTTGATTGTTGCTTTAGCACCCGAAGCAGGTGAACGACAAAACAAATCTTTATTTTCGCCTTCAGAGATCCACTCTGATAGCATCCTTGCTATTTTATTTTCAAAAGAATTTCCTTTTTGTTTGCCGCCACCAGATTTCATTAATATTTACTCTGTTCTGGCATAAAGGAAGTTTCAATTTCTTCCCAAACTTTTATTACTGCTTCATTTAATTGTTTTCGTACTTCTTTAACTTCAGGTTTTGTCATTGATCTAATTTTTTTAATTACATTAGATAATTTACGTCCTTCTAAAGTTGTTGCACCATCAGTAATACCAGTAATTAATTCTAGTTTGTCAGTCTTAACTAAAAATTCTAGATGAGCAGTAATATCGTCTACTCCGTATCCTAAATAAATTGGGAATTCACATTCACGATAAGGCAACCCAATTTTATTTTTCTTACAATTGGCTTCAATTTGAATTCCCACAATACGTTCGATTTTATTACTCGTCTTTTTATGCTTTTTAATTTCTTTTAACCAAAGAACTTGGGATGCATAAAAATCTAATGCTTTTCCTCCAGATCTAGAATATTTTGCACCTGCCATTACACCGATATTTTCTCGTATTTGAGAAACTATCATTATGTGGATATTTGTTTTTTCTACTTTTGAAACTAGTCTGCGAAAAAGTTCTGACAGTTTTTTGGGTTTACCAGTACCGTAAGATCCTTCATCTATTTTCCGATCAAGTTCTGCTCTGTCTGATAAAGCATCTAAGCTATCAAGAATAAACAATCCAGGTTGTTTACTTTCTGAATGTTCTTTTATTATTGCTTCAAGTATTTCATAAAATTCTTCTACTGTATTTTCGTCATGTTCTATAAAATCTACTTTATCTACAGGCATTCCTAATGCAGCAGCATAATCTTGATCAAATGCTGCTTCTGCTTCCATGTAATAAATTTTTCCATATGGGTATTGCATACTGAAATTCGTACATGCTTCCATTGCTAAGAGAGTTTTGCCACTGCTCTTATCTCCAACTAAGTTAGAGATTCGTCCTAGAGGCCATCCTCCACCTAGTACGCAATCTAATAGTTTGCATCCACTATGAATGAATCTAATATTTTCTTTTCCTACTCTAGTAAAGTAGGCTCCAGTTTTTTCTTCTGGTTTTTCTTCTAGAACAAAGTTTTCTAATTTTTCAGTATCTAAAGCAATTCGGCCATTCATATTAAATTCCTAGATGAGTTATTGTGCAAATAAAGAGCCCGGCACTGAGGCCGGGCACTTTATTGGTTAGATTTAACTTCTACGTCGATTACGTAGGCTTTCTAATCTTGAACGACGAGAAGAAGATTCATCTTCTACTACAGCCTCTTCTTCTGGAGGTTCTTCCTTCTTTGCTTGAGGTTTGCTGGCAGTACGTTCTTTCTTCCGAAGACCTAATGCTTCACAAACTGCATCTGCTACATCTTGATCTGTGTCAAAGCTAGAAGGATCTAAATCTAATCCTGCATCATCAATAAGATCATCTAATTCTTTAGTGGACATTTCTTGAACTTCTTCAAATGTCACATCTAAATTAGGCTTGCTTTCTTTTGCTTCCTTCTTAGGTTCTGGCCTACGAGGAGTAGGAGCTACATCGTCATCGTCATCGTCTTCCTTGACAGTTGCTATGCCTGAAAATGCTCTGGAAATCTTTTCAAATGGATAAAATATCAGTGTACTCGGTAATGGATTTGATTCAATGTATTCCCATTGATCATCTGGCATTTCAATTACACTTGAACGACGAGCTAGTGTGACACTGTACTCTGTTCGTTCTCCAGAACCATTTCGAGTTAATTTAATATCGAAACCTTCATCAGGATCGTCTACAGGGAAAAATTCCTGTGTACGAGAATCCGTAGCTTGGATCATAATCCCTTTATCTACGGTCCACGGAGCAGCCCATACTTTAACGCCTTCTTTTTCCTTATCACGATCAATTAAGTAAAATAGAACACGTTTAGTAGGACGAAGCTTCTTTGCATAATCCTTATCGCCTTCAGCTTCTGCTTTTAAACGCTCATCACAAATAGGGCACTTCTTACCTTGCATCTTTTCAGGACACAAGTAAGCAGCATTATCAGGTCCTACATTGTAATGAACATAAATGTCATAACCGTAATGTTCAGGTGCTTCCCAAGTAGGGGGCAAAATACGGATTAAGTTTTCGCCTTCTGTAGGTTTAAAGAACACTAAATCATCCTTGATGTAATTATCTCTGGAACTTGAAGATTGTTCTGCGCGGCGTCTGGCCTGATCGTAAGAACGCTTTTGATATTTAAATTTCTTCGACATAATTGCCTCTTTAATCGCTTACGCACACAAAAAGGTGCTGGTTGCATGAGGTAGTAGGATATTGTTGTCTCCTACTAGACAATTATACCTAATTTGTTTAGCGGACGCTAGGGTGTTGTTTTTGGGCCGCTTCTATGGCAGCTAAAGCAGCCCTTCTTAGTTTTGATCTTTTTATTTGGTTAAGTGTATTAAAGTATGCCAGTAAAGTAATTCTTACAAAGGCGTACCAAAGAATATACACTACAATTGAACCTACTAAAATTTCTAGTATTGTCTCAATAAAATTTAACATAGTCTTTATCTACAATTGTGCTCGCTCTTTTCTTCTAGCTGCCATTCTTTCTCGTCGAGCTTGTTGCTGAATTTCCTCAGTATCTGCGGATGCTCTTACTGAAACTTCTGCAAAGTATCCCGATACATACAAGGAAGCCATTTCACGAAGCATATATCCTCTTTGGGTAAAGGATTCTTTTAAAGCTAACCATTTATCTGCTTCAGTTTTTACGGCTAAATGTTTTTCTTTCATCCGTTGTACTTCTTTGTCCTGAGTAACTTCATTTTCCAACAAAACTTCTGTTATCTTACGTCCTTCATTCGCTGCTTCTAACCGTATGGATAAATACGTATCAGAAACTAACGTCTCTAATTCATATTTAATTTGGTCTCTTAAGGATATGGCATTTGCAGTTCCCTCAGCTACATGATAGAAAACCTCTGCTTGTTGCTCGATTGCTTCGTCTAATCTATTCTTATTGATAACTAAAAATTCTTTTAGTTCTTCTATTGTAGCCATTATTCTTCATCCTCAGATTCAAATACTAAACTTCCTAACGCTAACAATAATGGTGCTTTCTTTTCTGAAGGATTCCAAAATCCTTTAAAAGCATTTAGGATGTTAAGTATACGTACCGCTTTTGCTTCGTCAGTAGTTTTCAACAGCCTATTAGTCATTACACTAATTATTTTAAGTCGTATGGTTTCTGGAGGTAAATCTTCTAGATTATTAACTAGAGTTACAAGTTTAGGCCAAGAAAGATTACTCTTAAAAAGTAAATTGCAAAGTTCTAAAAACGGAACACTGTCATCTATTGATTCTAAAATGTCTCTTAATTCTTCTATACTTTCTGCTCCCTGAGCCTTACTAAGTAGCGTAAGAGCTCTACGAGGAGACCCTTCAGAAGATTGAGCAATTAAATCTAATTCTTTTTCATTTAATGTAAGTTTTTCGGATTCAGCTACTATAGATAATAGATCGAATAGATTATCTCTAGTTACGTTGCGGAAATTAAATTGAGTGCAACGTGTTTTAATCGTATCAGGAACTTTATCTTCCTCAGTAGTACAGAAAATAAAGTAAACATGAGAGGGAGGTTCTTCGCTAGGTTTTAGTAATGCTTGCCATGCTTGCTTAGATAAAGAATGACATTCATCTAGTATGATTACACGAGTAGCATTTTCACCAAAACCTTTATAGGTTAAGGTAGATGTTAAATTTCTGATACCTTCAACGCTACTGTTAGAGGCAGCATCTAATTCGATTAGATTAGCAGGCTCACATTTTAATTTTTTTGCTATGATTCTTCCTATAGTAGTTTTCCCTACTCCTGAAGGTCCTACAAGTAAATAAGCATGAGGCCAATTACCTTTCTTTTCTATATTCTTTAAAGATGAGATTATATGATCTTGACCTATTACTTCGTCAAAATCCTGTGGTCTATAAAATACATGAAAATCTTCATTCATTACATTTTTGCTTCTTTTAAAAATTGTTTAAGATCAGCCTTAGAAAAAGAATTTATGTAAATTTCTAGTTCTTCAGGAGAAAGTTCTTCAGGAGATTTTATAAGCAATACATTAGATGATAAAAAGTTATTGTTATTGTATCTGCATCTTAATGACATTGCTGTATATATTTTACCTATTTCAGAATATAAATCTGGTTGAAATTGAGAAGCAATTTTAAAAGCATTTACTGCTTCTTTAGTTCCATTAACAAAATGATCTGGAAGTTCTTTAACATAAAAAGAATCCACTTTTACATGGTCTTCTAAAAAATCTGCTCTTAAAAGAAAAAGGTGTATAAACATACTGCGTTCTCCTGCAGTTACATATTTATACCTACGATTTTACTTATATACTAGGTATTTACTTTGTACTTTATATATTATACTGCATTATTATGAATATAAAAGAATACCTTTACAATGCCATAAATTCTTCAGGATTATGAAGCTTTTTGTCTACTTTCATAAATTCTGTAGAAAAATACGTTCCTATTTCTTCTTGATCACACCAATTTTTTCCTGCAGATATTTCAATTGCGATAGGGACATTTAAAAACGGAATTAATTCGTATGCAGATTTACACATAATCTCTGCAATAACATCAATAGTAGATTCTAAATTGTCATCATAAACATACGAAGTAACATCATCGTGTATATTCATTATTACATCAATACCAGCTTCTGATAAATGATTCATAGCGTTGACACATATATCAGATGCTGTACCTTGTATTGGAGAATTAATAATTTTATTGTAGGATATAGGTCCGTATCTTCTACGACCTGTAAGAGTTTCTACATACCCATGTTTATCATAAAAATCTGTAACTCTTTTTTGCCATTTTTTAACACCTGAAAACATTTTCCAAAATTGTTGGAATAATTGAAGTACGGTGTCAGTTGGTACTCTAATTGCTCTAGCAATACTGTATGGTGAAGAACCGTAAAATGCAGGGAATGTCCATTGATTTTTAACATCCTTACGAAACTTTTTAAGTTTTTCGTAATCTCCTAAATTAGCTTTTCCGCCTATTACATCAGGATAGGCTTTAGCAATTCTTTCTGCCCATTCCATATGAATGTCATAATTTTTCCATAGAGCATCACAATATGTAGGGTCTTGAGAAGCTACTCCAATTAATCTAGCTTCAATTTGACCATAATCTGATGCTACTATCCAATGATTTTTTGGTGCAATAACTAATCTGCGAATTTCTCGTCCTCGTCTTTGAGGCCAGTTCTGCATGTTAGGATTATTCGAACTTAAACGTCCAGTGGATGTTTCATACAGGTTAAAATTAGTGTGAATCTTACCGTCAGAAGCAAACGCATGAGAAACTAAAGGTTCGATATAAGTAGTATATTTCTTTTTTAATGCTCTATTTTGTAATAGCAATCCTACTACAGGATACTTGACTTTATCTAATCTTGATAAAACATCCTCACCTGTTCCTACTTTCCCTTTTTTATCTTTTAAATCTTCATCTGTAAGATTTTCAATTTCTTTAAAATAGGTTAATAAATCTTTAGGTGAATTGATATTAAAATCTTTATATTTTCGTTTGTACCTTATAACATTAGGAACAGTTTGAATCTTGTCATCAATTTTTTGTAAATCTATCTTAGTTTCTTTATCTAAAGAATCTCTTAAATCATAATCTACTACTATCCCTGTTTGTTGAGCTTTTACTAAAGTAGGGATAGATTTAATTAATTGGCTGTAAACTTTTAGTAGTTTTCTTTCTTTTTTTAATTCTACAGATTGAACTTTTGATAATAAATGTGTCCATTTTGTATCCAATGCATTATAACGAAGCAATAGATTTATAGGTGCTTTAATTAAATTGTTTCTATCGAGATTGGACATAGCTTTAAGGTTAATACCAAAATTAACCTTACAAAGAGTATCTAATGAAAGCATCCCTCTTCTTTCATCCATTGTGTATGCTTGAGCTTTAGTGCATCCCCATTCAGCTTTACGTAGAATATCTTCTCCAAAGAATTTAGGATAACTTAACCATTCTTCTTCAAATTGAGCATTATGAGCAAATTTAACATCAGAATCTATTAGATATTTTTTGACAGCAGGCATCAATTTTTGTAGTTGTTCGTGTGTCCATGCATCAGGATATTGAATAGGAAATGAATAAGTTTTATCAAAAGTTCCTATAGCAACACTAAGAATTAAAGGATTTTCAATATAAGGTCGTAGACCATTAGTCTCTATATCTAATGCGTGAGGACCCCAAGTTTCTGCTTCTTTTAACCAATTTAAAACTTTTTGTAATTCGTAATCAGATTTATTACCCGAAGTAAACTCTATCCCTGCTTCTAAATCTGTAGAGTAAACTTTAGGTTCAGGTAGAGATTTGGATTCTTTTAAAAGTCTCAGAATATCTAATTTGAATGAATGATCGTATTCTGTTTTTACAGTTTTCTCTTTAGTCTTTCTATCTTCTTTTCTTCTTTCTAACACAGATTCAGGAGAAAATGTTTCAAAAAACCAAGCAGTATGAGATCCTATATTTAAAGGAATAAATCTATTTCGCCACAAATCTACTGCTGCTGTTTTAAAGAAATATGTTAATACAGTTGATCCTAAACCTAGAATAATCTTAGGTTTAGTTTTTTCTATATCATTAATAATAAATTTTTCACAACAAGCAAGTTCTAATTCTTCAGGCTTTTTATCACTGTGACATCTTACGATGTAGTTTATTCGTATAAATTTTTCCCAATTATCGGGAAGTAATTCAAATAAAATATCTCCAGATTTACCATATAAAGGTTCACCAAATTGGTCGTCCTCTTTTGAAGGTTGACCTAGTACAATATAGATAGTTGGATTTTCAGATCCATAAGGTTCCATTTTAGGTGTAAAGTTTTTAAATTTATCTCTAGGACAAACTTTACACTGCAAATCTTTTGCAGAATTTAAGGGTACTTTATGTTTTGGAGCTTTTTCAGATTTAGTAGAACTTTCAGAATAAAAGAATCCCATTATTCTTCCGAATGACTAATTAGATGGACAAAGGATTCACTACTCATGACTACTAATGTGTTTAGTAGTGCAATTTTTCCTGCAACCTTAAATCCTCTTAGAACTAAATTTGGATCTACTCTGAAACTAAACTGGCCTAAGTTATGAGGAAATTCAAGTGTGTCTAATGATCTGCCTATAACACTTTCAGCCGTAATAGTTACATCTTGTCCTTCTACAACAACTGAAGCAGATCCACCATCTACCTTAGCATTAAGAATTACACTAGCTCTTTCTAACGAAGGGATAAATCCTGAAGGAGGATTTACAAAATGATCTTTTGTTACATGCTCTAAAAGATTACTAATTACTTCTTCATATTTGAGAGCAGTATCAGTATTAATAAGACGAGTAAAAATAGTACAAGAATTATTTTCACCGAGGGTGGCAACAACGAAATCCTTTCCAAAGTATAACTCGATATAATCCATTCCATCTGCGTATGTTGCAGCCAATGCAATTAATTGTTCACAAAAGAATGCAGGAGTAATTACTTCAAATTTTTCTTTATGTCCTATTCCTGTAGCTTGTTGTTCAAATTTAGATAAAGTTTTGTTATCTGTAGAAAATGTTTTAATATACCCTGGTCCTACAGACCAAAAAATTCCTTGTTGGTCAGGATGTGCAGGATCATTACCTACACTTATAGAAGTTTTCTCTAATCCTTTTAAAAATGACTTTGCAAGAATAACAGGAGAAATTTCTGAAATATCAGGAAGCTTAAAAATAAATTCTTCAGTTGGTAAAATAGGAAGTTTTACTTTAGTTTTACCATCTAATAATTGAATATTACGTTCATTTAATTTTTCTATTCTTACTGTTTCAGATGTCATTGTGTTTAACATCTTCAACATAAGACTTCCTGGAACAGCACAATTAAGCTCTGATTCCATCGAAATCTGAATGCCTGATACATCATTGTATGCGACTACATGTTTTGTATCAAAACAATAGTGCATAAGGATAGGAATAAAATCCTGTCCCATCAAAAATGGTTTTGCTTGATTAAGCTTCTGAAGTAAGTCCTTGCGATTCATTATCAGTTTCTCTTATTTCGTAATTAGAAGTAATGTCGTTATTAATGCCAATATGCCTTAAGTAGATTTTAACATTATCTAAAATTGATTTCCAATTAGACTCTGGTAAAACATCTTCAACTGTAATGTTTAATTGTACCGAGAACTTTTTAGGTTCGGTTATTTCAGGATAAATAGATATAGGATCAGATTTCGCTAGCCTGACTCTAATAGGTGTAGAATTATTTTCTGATATTGTAATTATAGGTTCATTAAATTCTAAAGGTTTAGAAGGTAGTCTTATTCTTATTTTAGGTTGTGATATTGGAGGAGGAGGAGTAGGTTTAGTTTGAAATCCTCCTAAATAAGGTTCGTAGATTTTTTGTACTTTTTCTCTTTTAGCTCTAGTACGTCGAGGACGTTCTTGTAATATCCTACAATCTTCTCCTGCAAAATGTTTTTCTCGTAATGTTAAAAGATTAGCATTATGCCTTTTGTAATAAAAACTGCCTAACCAATATTGATTAGACATATCTAGTTCGGTCATAAAATCTACTAGTAAATGTAGATTAGTAGATGCTCCACTTGGAGTTCCTGCGTATAAAATATTTCCACCTTCTTCGTAATCAAATTGATTTTTATATACTTCTTTTGCTTGTTTTTCCATATTTTTAAAGAAGTACATGTTCAATTTATCACGAGAATTATAACGATGTTTTACTTCTTCATCTGTATAACCATAATATGTAAAATACCCTTCCAGTACATTTTTATAAAAAGGAGATTTATGATCCATATGATTATTATGGCTATTGCGTCTTGCAGTTACTGGTAAAGATAAAGGAGGTACTAGATAATTAAAATCTACCACTTTCCCTTCTTTAAAGGTAGGTTTAGGAATATAAACAGTACCATTTCTAGATAATGCAGTCCAAGTACTAGCATCACAGGTATACCAAGGATACCTAGCCACCATTTCTGGACTAGCCATAGCAAATCCATGTGTTTTAACTCTTGGTTTTCCAGTTGAGTCACAAATCATTCCAAATACTTTATCAGCATAAGGAATGAACCTATATTTAGTTACATCTTGTCCTAGCCCACCTATTCCTATATATTCGTATTCATCTAGCATCTTTTTTAGCCAGATAAAATCTTCTCCGTAATGAAACACAGGAATAGGATGTAATCCACAGGACTCTATATATTTAGTAGTATCCCAAGATCTTTTAGGATCTGCAATAATATCTAGTGTTACATAAAAATCATATAGACTTCCATGTTGATGTAAAAACTTAATGTAATCTTCTAAATATTGTTTAAATTCTTCTCCGTCAGTGTACGAAAAATCCGCACTAAATCTTTTTTGAACATTCACTTCACCTCCCATAATTTCTTGGACGTAAAGTGTATGAGCTCCTGAATCCAATGCTATTTTGAAAGAATCAAAATAGACTGGTTTCTTTTCTTCGTACCATCGGGTCATGATTATAACCTTACGACTTAGTTTTTAGTTGGATATCTCTGAATAATTTTTGCCTACGAACTAAATTGTTCATAGTATTTTTATATAGTTCTAAATGCATCATTGTAGGTGAACGACTATAACAAGTTTCACAAAAAGGTGGTAGCCCTTTATTTAAACGATGCATTTCTCTAAATTCTAATGTTTTAGGATTTGTATTCCAAATTTCAAATAAAGATTGTTCCCACAAATTTCCGTATACCCATTCTTTGTCCCATGTTCTACAACAAGGAACAACATCTCCATTAGCATGAACGGATACTGACATAAATGGATTCAAACATAATTCTTTTGTAAAAACTTTAAAAAGATTAGGATGGTTAACTGTTAAAAAACTATCTTGAATAGTCCTGACATTTACATCCCATCTTTTTTCTTTACAGATTATTTTAAGAGCATCTTCTTCACATTCAGTTTCGTGTAATCTAACTAATTGTAAATCTATAATCGGAGTTGGGTTATCTCCTCTAGATTTTACTAAAAGATTAATATTTTCAAGTAAGGTTTCCCATTTACCTCCCTTTCTTAATTGTTCATATAATTCTTTATTTGCAGCATCTACGCTTATTGTAATGTAGTCTAATTCTAAACATTCTTCTAATTTTCTATGGATTAAACTACCGTTTGTAGATAAACCTACAAATACATGAGGTTTTAATAATGAGATTATATCTCCTAATTGGTTATTAAGAAGTGGTTCACCTCTATGTTGTAATTCTACAAAGTAAGATCCACCTAAATCTCTTTCTATTATTTTACGAACTAGAAAAATATCTATAGATGCGTTTTGTTTTGATTTACCTTTATACCACTGACCTGTTTGACAAAAGTCACACCAAAAATTACATCGTTCATGAATTTCAATTTGATAAATTTCAGGTAAAGTAGGATTACTACTCGGTCCTGTTACCGTATATGTTCCATCATTTTTTGGATAAATATATGGATTATTTTCAATTAATGACATTAGATTTCTCAAGGAAGATTTAGGTTACGAATTAATTCATTATGAGCTATTTTATAACTGACTAACATTTCTGATAATTTTTTAGCATCTTCTATTTTTAATTCCCAACAATCCCAATGACCATATTTACATTTGTATCCGAAAATATATTTAATGGCTATCCAAATTCTTTTGTACCAAGAACGGTATTGATTAAGAAATATTTCGGTATATATAACAGGATCGTCNGNATNNAAATCTAGTCCAAATCTTAAAGTATGCTCTGGAGAGTGACAAATGCAATCAAAATACTCAAACATTTTTCCATCAATCATGTACTTCTCCTAATAGTATTATTTATACCTATTTATAAAGGCATAAAATGATTTTACTTATAGATAAAGAAGGATTACCTTGCTTAGTAAATCCTGAAGTAATGACTTTAGTGGTTAGGGAGAAATGCAAAGCTACAAAAACAGAATACACGATTATTTATATTCTTGATGGATTAACTATCCAGGTAAAAAATACTCCTGAAGAAATTTACGAGATTATAGAAGAATATTATGATGAAAACTACGTAGCAGAATTTGTAGATGAAGAAGGGGATGAAGAAGAAATCATCCCCTTCAATGATGATTAACAACCAGGTTTACGACCACCACCACCACGACCACCGCGACCAGGTTTACGCTTAGCCATTTTTGTGCTCCTATGTAAAAAGGTAACTAATTACGAAGTAATTGTACTATACTATCTACGGGGCGCAAGTATTGCTCTACACTCTTTAGGTATTTATGCTTGCCCTTACCTAAAGGGGAAATT